CCAGGAGGTAGAAACGTACCAGGTTCACCAACTTCAGGTGGTGGCGGTGGTGGAGGTTTTACTGCTGCTGGGTCTTGTGGAACAACTAACGATGGTGGTGCTGGTGGAGCAGGTTTAGATATTTCAACAGAATTTCCAGGAGCACCTGTTACAGCAGTTGCTGGTGGTGGTGGAGCAGCTGGATTCTGTGGTTCACCTTCATCAGGAGGAACTGGTGGTGGAGGAGCTGGTGGCGGTGGTGGAGCAAATGCTGGTACAGCAGGTACATCAAATACTGGAGGTGGCGGAGGTGCTGGAGGCCTTCAAGGTCCAACAGGAACTTATGCTGCTGGTGCTGCTGGAGGTTCAGGTATAGTTTTAGTTAAAGAAAAAAATAATAGTAGAGGTATGTGGCCAATGAAACAACAGTATGAAGCTGTTAAAGACGGATCATGGCCAGATGGTTCTGTTATTGAATCAGTTACACTAGATTATCTAGTTGTTGCTGGAGGTGGTGCTGGTAAGAGTTTCGGAGGAGGAGGCGCTGGAGGTTATAGAGCTTCTGGTTTTGGTCCTGCCCCTTTACAAGGATGTGCTGTTGTAGTATGTTCATCTTCATCATATACAATTACAGTTGGTGCTGGAGGCGGTAACGCTTGTGGTACAAACTATCCAGCTCCACCTGCTAGTCCACCAGATGGATCAGGTGATGGTTATGGTAATACATCAAGTTTCGATTCTTATATTCAAGCATCAGGCGGTGGTTATCCACTAAACGCTTCTTGTGGTTCTCCATGGAATGCTAACAATGGCGAAAGAGGAGGTCCTGGCGGTTCAGGCTCAGGTGGTTATCCATCTGCAATTGGTGCTAAAAGACCAGGAGGTTCTGGTAATGCTGGAGGTTATACTCCACCAGAAGGAAATCCAGGCGGCTCAGGAGGTTATCCAGATAACCGAGGTGGTGGCGGTGGCGGAGGTGCCACAGGTGGTGGTACTTCGGCAAGTGGTTATCCAGGAGTTCCAGGAGGTGATGGTGCTCCAAACTTAATCACAGGTGTTGCTTGTTCAGCATACTCTGGTGGTGGCGGATCAGGAACAGATAGAGGTTATCCAGGTATACCTGGCGGAACAGGTGGTTCTGGTGGTGGTGGTAATGGTGCTCCAGGAAATCCTTGTGGATTTGCTTATCCTGGAACTGCTAATACAGGCGGCGGTGGAGGAGGTGGTACAGGAGGTCCTACTTCTTATGGCGCTCCAACTTATCAGGCTCCTTGCGGAAAATCTAAATATGGCTCGAGAGGTGGTTCAGGTATCGTAGTTGTAAGATCGCCAGCAGGACACCCTTTAAGTGTTACACCTGGTTGTAATACTGTGAGTTGTGTATGTGGTGCTTCAGTAGCTAAATTTATAGTTTCTGGAACACTTACTGTAAACTAGTATAAGTAGTAAATAATATGAAAGTGAATTTTTATCATGTGGGTAGTGGAATTTCCAAAACATAAAAATCTAAAGAAAAAACTATTATCTTTAATTGACGAAATGCCATCAGGCGATACAGTAAAGTCTGATTGGGATTTACCTAAAGAATATAATAGAAAATATCTAAACTTATTTTACAAAGAAATTTCTGATTTAATGTTAGAAGTATCCAGTAAATTTTACTGTGATAGTTGGGAAATATATAACGCCTGGTTTGCTCAATATTCCAAAAACGATAAACATAATTGGCACACTCATCCATTGTCAAATTTATCAGCTGTGTATTATTTGGAGCTTCCAAAAAAAGAGTTAGTTACTGAATTTAAAGATAAGTCTAAGCCAAAAGTAAAAGAGGGTGATATACTATTTTTCCCTTCTTACTTGATGCACAGGTCACCTATAAATAAATCAAATAAAAGAAAAACGGTTATTGCTTTTAATTGCGATTTTCGTATTTCTAATATTGAAAATATTGATTTTACAAAAAAAAGTTTTTATGGGTTTTAGAGTTGTAGATAATTTTTTAAGTAAAAAAAGTTTAGATGATTTAAATAAAAAATTTAATCTTTTAAAAGGTGATAATATTCCTGTTATGTGGTTTGATGATGATTACAAAGATAATGTTTTTCTTAAAGAGGCTTCAAAAACTTATGACTTCTCCAAATACAAAGGATTTGAACAATGGAGCCACAACAATACACAATGTAATCCTCATGTAGATAAAGACGAGGGTTACTTTAAAAGAACTTCAGGTAAATTAAGATTTCCTATATGTTCTCTTATATTTTATGTTGAGGTTGAAAATCTTAAAGGCGGCCAGTTAAAATTAGAAGATGATATAATAATGCCTAAATCCAATAGATTGGTTATATTTGATCCAGGCATATATCATTCTGTAGAAAAATTTAAAGGTACTAGAAGAACATATCTAATAAATCCTTGGAACCGTAAACCTGAAACATTTAAATATGAAACTATATAAATTATATAAAAATATATTAAAAGAAAGTGATCGTAAAAAAATATTAAAGTTTGTAAAAACCAAAGTGAGATATTTTGGTAAAAATGTGCCTGGCCTACAAACGGAAATGAACTTACACTATCATTCTGAAATGTCAGTTTTCTATAAAATTTTACTAGATAAATATATGAAAAATATGAATATACAAAACTCTTGGGGTAATTATACGGAGGGTGATATTATAAATTGGCATAATCATCCAACTTGTAAATATTCAGCAGTATATTATTTACAGAATCCTGATAGTTTAGGAACTATTTTTAGAGATGAAGAATTTAACTATGACAAGATTATTTCAACAAAGTGTCCAGAAAATTCTTTAATGGTGTTTAGAGGTGGTATAGTACATTCTCAACCTTATACACCTAAAAAAATTAAACGTTATTCTATAGCGGTAGATTTAATATAGATGAAAAGAGGATAAAATGAACTTAAAAAATGCTTATTGGTACTTTACAAGTCAATTAGGTGATAATTTTTGTGATGAGGTGATAGAGTTAGGAAACTCAAAACAAGAAAAAATAGGAGTAACAGGTGGCGCTTCTGATAAAGTAAAAAAAAGAAAACCTGGAGTAAATCCTGATAATGTTCAAGGCCTATTAAATAAAAAAGATTTAAAATATTTAAAAAAACAAAGAGATTCAAATGTTGTATGGTTAAATGATCAATGGATTTATAACGAATTGTGTCCTCTTATAGAATTAGCTAACAAAAATGCAGGTTGGAATTTTCAATATGACTATTTTGAGTCAATACAATTTACAAAATATAAATTAAATCAATTTTATGATTGGCATTGTGATCCTTTTCCTGATCCTTATAATAATCCAAATAATCCAAATTTTCATGGTAAGATAAGAAAAATATCAGCTATTGTACAATTATCAAACCCTAAAGATTATAAAGGTGGCGATTTAGAAGTACAACCAAGAACACATAGCGATGCTAGCCACGTCATGCAAACAAAAAAACATTTTAAACCTAGAGGTAGTTTAATAGTTTTTCCATCTCATATATGGCATAGAGTTAAACCTGTCACAAAAGGTACAAGATATTCATTAGTGTTATGGGGACTAGGATATCCATTTAGATAAAGTTGATTTATATATTATGTATAGTTTAGAAAATTATGTAAAAACATATCCTTTATTTGATAAAGATTTTTGTAATAAAGCTATTGAAGAATTAAGTAATGTTGATTATGATAAGGGTGAATATTATAATCCAACATCTAAAAAAACTTTTTCAAAAAAACAAGAAGCTGAAATGACCTTTGAAGAATTTCCTTCTAAAAAAGATATTATGGATAAATTGTGGTATGGTATTGACAAATATATTAAAGAGTTAAAAGTTCCTTATTATGAAGGATGGAACGGATATTCTGAAATAAGAGTCAATAAATATGAAAAAGGACAGAATTTTAATTTTCATTGTGACCATATTCATAATTTATTTGACGGTCAAAGAAAAGGCATTCCTGTTTTAAGTATAGTAGGCGTTTTAAATGATGACTATATAGGAGGTGAGTTTATAATGTGGAAAGACAAAATAATAAAATTAAATCAAGGAGATGTATTAATTTTTCCTAGTAATTTTTTATATCCACACAAAGTTAACAGTATAAAGAAAGGAACCAGATACTCATTTGTTAGTTGGGTATGGTAAATATTATGGCAAAAACAGATCAGTTACAAACATCAATTTATTTTCAAACACCAATTTATCATATCGAGGTGCCAGAGTGGGTAGATCATGTTGATAAAGTAAGTAATAATTATATTAAACGGGCTAAAAAACTTATGGAGCCTGTTATTAAAGATAGAGAAAAAAGATGGAAGAAAAAAGTTGGAGATATAACTTTATCACACCATTCAGAAAGTATGATAGGCGATCCTGATATTAGAGAGTTTCAGGACTACATTGGTGCCACAGCTAAAAATGTATTAGATCATATGGGATATAATTTATCTTTATACGAGTTAATGTGGACAGAATTGTGGGTACAAGAATTTTCTAAAAAGGGCGGAGGCCACCACGAGGGTCATATTCATTACGACAATCATATATCTGGTTTTTATTTTTTAAAATGTAGTGAAAGAACTTCAGTTCCTTATTTTAAAGATCCAAGATTATGTAAAGTAGGATTAGATATGCCATTAAAAAATCCTGAAGAAGTTTCTATGGCTTCTTCTATAATACATTATAAACCAAAACCTGGTACTATGATTTTCTTTCCAGCATATTTAGAACATGGTTTTTCAGTTGACGCTGGTGTAGATGATTTTAGATTTGTTCATTTTAATTTACAATGTGTTAGAACATTACTTACAAATCATTTGAGAGGTTTAAATCCACAAAATACTTAATAATGAATATTGAAAATATATTTACATCATTTTTAATACAGACAAAATTAAAAATAAACCATAAACAAATAGCAGATATATGTTTAAATGGTTTAGAAACAAATGATGACTATAATCAAAAAAATATATTTCATAATACACCATTAAAAAATCAATTAGAACATTTGTTTGTTGAAGTTGATAAAATAGCAAATGAAGCTCATAAAGTTTTTCAATACAAAAATAGTACAAAACAAGTTTGTATTGATGCTTGGATTAATAAACAAAATTCTTTTGAAACATCTGTGCCTCATCAACATCCTACGGCTGATTTGGCCATTGTTTATTTTCCTATGGCGGAAAAAGGTTGTGCTGGTTTAGAATTTTTAAATCCAAATTCAAAGATACAATATACAATACATGATGAATTAGTTGAACAATGGAATAGATATAATTCAAGCACATGGAGTATTGTACCTGAAACAGGAAAAGTAATTATATTTCCTGGTTATTTAATACATTATGTAAAACCAAATACGTCAAATAAAGAAAGAATATCAATGGCGTTTAATTATAGAGCAGTAAAATAAATTATGACAAAACATGAAACATTATTATCAATTGACATTGATTGGGTTATGTCTCCTAGAGATTCAAAAGCCTTACTTGAAGTATTAATACCAATATTTAAAAAAACAAAATTTAAAAAAATAGTTATAGGCCAATCTCATAGAGAAATATCAAAACTTGTTGATACTTTGGTTAGTCCTGTTTATTGTGTAAATGTAGATCATCACCACGACATTCAATATATTCCTTCAGAACCATTAGAAGCTGGATTTTTATCTGGTAATTGGTTAGGCCATTATATGAAAAGTGGTAGAATAAAAGGTTGTACTTGGATAGCTAATTATGATTCTGCTTTTAACAGATACCAAGATTGGAGAAAAGATTTTGTGTTGTTAAATAATGACATATTAGATACAAGATTAGATATAAATGCTGTGAGTGATTTTGAATATGATTACTTTTTCATGTGTAGATCATTTCATAATCATTTTGAAGGCAACTGGACAGCTTTACAGACATTTGATTCTATAGAGGTAATTCTTAAAAATTTACAAAATGATAAAAGTAAAAGATAATTATATAAAAAAACAAGATATGGAAAACATAAAAAGTATGTTTTTAAGTAATTCATTTCCTTGGTATTTAAATACTAATAAAACTTCTATAAATCCAAATGAATACACTAAAGATAAGAACGATTATCAACTTACTCATACATTCGTGGCTGGTGGTGAAGTAAATTCTAGTGCTTATGAGAACTTACTGCCGATTATAAATAAAATGAAAGTTAAAAACTTTATAAGAATTAAAGCAAATTTGGTTGCCAATACAGATAAAGTTTATAAGTTTGAAAAACACACAGACCAAGACTTTGATTGTAAGGCGGCCATATTTTATATAAATACAAATAATGGTTTAACAATTTTTGGTAAAGAAAAGGTGAAAGCGAAAGAAAATAGAATGGTATTCTTTAAAGCTAATCAAACTCATCAAGGTACAACCTGTACAGATCAAAAGTTTAAACTATTAATAAACTTTAACTATAACTAATTATGAACTGGAAAAAAGACAAATTTACTGTTATAAAAAATGCTATTAGTAAAGATATGGCTGAATTTTTAAAAAACTATATCTTAATGAAAAGAAGAGTCTTACAGACTTTTAGAACTACCAACAATATCTCTTTATTTAATAAAGATTGGGGAACATGGGAAGACCCACAAGTACCAGCTACTTATTCACATTATGCTGATATAGCTATGGAAACTCTCTTAGCTAAATTAAAACCTAAAATGGAAAAAACTACAGGTTTAAAATTATATGAAAATTATTCATATGTTAGAATATATAAAGATAAAGACGAATTAATAAGACACAAAGATAGATTTAGTTGTGAAATATCAACAACGTTAAATTTAGGTGGTGATAAAGCATGGCCTATTTTTATTAATCCAAATGAAAATGAAGGTGGTATTAATGAAACAACAGGTGAGTATATTCCATCTAAATCAAAAGGTGTTAGAGTAAATTTAAAACCTGGAGATATGTTAATTTATAGAGGTGATCTATTAGAACATTGGAGAGAACCTTTTAAGGGTAATCATTGTGCTCAAGTGTTTTTACATTACAACAATCAAAAAACCGAAGGCGCTGAAGAAAATGCTTTAGATAGAAGGCCTCATTTAGGTTTACCTGGTAGATTTAAAAGAGCTGAAAAGAAAATACCTGTAAGACAAGGTGCTATAAGTAAAGTGATAAAGTATTAGATAAATGATAGATTTTCCTATAATTAGGATTGATAACTTTTATAATTTTTCAAAGGGCGAACATACAAGAGTAAAAAAAAGAGTTATCGAACAAATTAAAAGACATGATTGGGATAACAATTATGTGCTTGAAGAAGATAACTTTACTAAAAAATTATATAATCAATTTTTAGATACATCCAGAAAATATTTAAAAGACTTTAAAATTAATGAGTGGATTAATAGAACTCATTGTTTTGCTGTAGCCTCTAATAAAGATTTTATACCATCTGTTAATTGGCACAATCATATTTTATCATCAACCATCAATTCAGTTTATTATTTGGAGATACCTAAAGACATGAAAGGTGGCGAAATTGAATTTAGAAGTAGAAGAAAAGATGTGTTAAAGATTAGACCTAAAACTAATGAATTATACATTTTTCCAGGTTGGATGTGGCACAATCCTATAAACGTAAAGTCTAAACAATTAAGAATTTCTATTAATATGGAAATCTGTTGTATTGATAAAGTAGAAGATATTTTTAGTGACCATACAAAATTATAATATACAAAATTGGTTTTCAGTACCTATTTTACAACATCAGACTTCAGGCTGGGCTGAAAAGTTATTAAAGCCATCTTTAAAATATTTAGATTATGAGAAAATTAATAGACACAGGTTTTATAAAGGTAGAACAACATATGATACCAAATTTAACTTAGCTAAACAACCTGAATACAAAACATTTTTAAAATATTTAAAAGATGTAGCAAAGTTGTATTTAACAAATATAGGTTTTGATTATGAACAAATATCTAAAAAATTTGATCCATATTTTTTTACAACAGAATTAAATAAAGGTTCTTTTCAGGAAAGACACATACATAATTATCAATTATCAGGTATTTTTTATTTAAAAGTTCCAAAAGGATCTGCTAAGATTATTTTCCATGACCCTATTCATACTAGAGAATTTATAAATTGGCCAGTTTTAGATCATAATAACCCAAACACCTTTGGCACTATTACTTACGAACCAATTGTAGGTAATCTTTTATTATGGCCGTCATGGTTGTACCACGAAGTACCTACTCATACAGTTGATGATAATAGAATTGGATTAGTGTTAAATTTATAATATAAATAGTCCATTATGAGCAAACTGGAAGAAAAAGTTAATGAGATATTAGGTATAGAAAAAAAAGAGCCTAAAGAAAATAAAGAGTTTAAACCTTTAGTACCACGTAGAGAAGATAAAGAATCACCTGATATTGAAAACGATCACAAATATAGTAGAGAAAATTATTACAATCTTATAGAAAGAGGCCAAGAGGCCATAGAGGGAATACTTGATGTTGCTAGAGAAGGCCAACATCCAAGAGCATATGAAGTTGCTGGTGCCTTAATTAAAAATGTAGCTGATACCGTAGATAAACTACAAGACTTAAATAAAAAATTAAAAGACTTAAAAGAAGTGCCAAAAACGGCCAATCAAAATATTAAAAATGCCTTATTTGTAGGCTCAACGGCTGAATTACAAAAGATGTTAAAAAAAGATGAAACTACTGAAAGCAAGAACATCACACCCGAAGAAACAGATACTAAAGATAAGTGATTTAAGTTATATTAAGTATTACGAACAACATGGCGTTTACTTACAAGATTTATCAAAAGAATTTAATATGATTAATCCAATAGAAATAAATCAACACGAAATATCAAAAACTCCTAGATATGGAGCCGGTGGTAAATTATACAAAGAAAAAAGATATTCAGTAGTAAGAGGTAATCAAAGAGTTACAATGGCCAAAAAATTAGGTTATACACACATAGAGGGAATAATTTTAAATGACTGATGCATATTTGGGAAATCCCAATCTTAAAAAGGTAAACACACCTGTAGAATTTACGCAAGAACAAATTGTTGAGTATCAAAAGTGTGCCAAAGATCCTCTATACTTTATGGAAAATTATATTCGTATTGTATCACTTGACGAAGGACTTGTACCTTTTAAGATGTATGATTTTCAAAAAAAAATTGTTGAAACAATACATAATAATAGATTTACAATTTGTAAATTACCAAGGCAGTCAGGTAAATCAACAACAACTATTTCTTATCTATTACATTATGCCTTATTTAATCCTAATTCAAATATAGCCTTACTTGCCAACAAATCATCTACTGCTAGAGATATATTAAGTAGATTACAACTAGCTTATGAAAACTTACCAAAGTGGATGCAACAAGGTGTTATAAACTGGAACAAAGGTAATATAGAATTAGAAAATAAATCAACCATTGTGGCGGCCGCTACTTCATCAAGTGCCATTCGGGGTGGTTCTTATAATATAATATTCCTTGACGAGTTTGCTTTCGTACCTACAAATATTGCCGAGTCTTTCTTTAGTTCAGTTTATCCTACAATCTCATCTGGTAAAAATACAAAGATGATTATTGTATCTACACCTTATGGTATGAATCAGTTTTACAAATTATGGACAGACGCTGAAAATAAAAGAAACGATTATATACCAATTGAAGTACATTGGTCGGAAGTTCCAGGTAGAGATGAAGAATGGAAAGAACAAACAATTAGAAACACATCACCAGAGCAGTTTCAACAAGAGTTTGAATGTGAATTTTTAGGTTCAGTAAACACACTCATAAGTCCAGCAAAAATTAAAAATATGG